CCGGCCGGCGTTGCCGTCTGCGTCCAGCGCGGTATCCGTCGCGAGGTCCTTCACGCTCACCAGGTGGCTGGCAAGACCGGTCTTCGCCCTGGTCGTCGTGGACCTTATTCGTCCATCAAATGCAGCAATTACGGGTGAAATCATGTGGAACTGGGTCCTTCCCGTCGCCTCAATGGCGCTCAATGCACTCGGAGACAAGAAATCGAGTAATTCCGCTGCATCAAATACCAACGCCAATATCGAAGCTCAACGCGAATTCGCGCAAATGGGACTCCGCTGGCGCGTCGATGATGCAAAGGCCGCTGGCCTCCACCCTCTTGCCGCCCTGGGCACTCAGGGCGCGAGCTACTCCCCCGTGATCAACATGCACGATCCTGGCCAGGCGTACCGCCGTGCTGCCGATGGCATGGCTGAAATGGGACAAAACCTGACCCGTGCCAGGATGGCCACGAAAACAATCGAGGAGAAGATTCTGGAGAATGCTACGATCCGCAACGCGCAACTGCGCAATGATCTCCTGGAGGCCCAAATTGCCGCACTCAGACAACCCGCGAATCCGCCCATGCCGTCTGCTACAAGTGCTGTTCCTGCTGGCTCTATCGAGGTCCGGCCCTCGCAAACTATCTCCCATGCAATTGCTGATCGCCACGTTGAGGCTGCCCCTCTTCCCGGCCTTAAGGATGTTCGCATTGGAGGTGGCGCTAGCCTGCGGCTACCCTCGAAGGAGGTGTCTGAACCGTTGGAATCACTACTGCCAGGCACTGCAAACTTCGTCACTGGCCTATCTGCAGCTCGTGAAGCTGTTCATGGGCACGGAAAGCCCTCTGACTCGCTCCTGCCCAAAGGCTACGTCTGGAAGTGGCTTCCGCTCTCGCAAACCTGGGAGGCCCGCAAATCCGGCTCAAGCCCAACTACCTCTCGTCGTAGACGAATCTGGTACCCCGAACCCTCAACCCGTTAAGGTCAACAGCGCACCTTTTCAAGCGCTGCATTAAGGAGAACGTAATGCGTTATCGCCGCCGCTCGTATCGCCGTCGCCGTCCCATGGTCGGTCGCCGCCGCCGCCTGGTCCGTCGCATCGGCTACAGGATGTAGGCCATGCATGTTGTGCAAAAACCCGTATGTAAAGGGAATTGACCCTTACCCCTGCGGTCAGTGTATGCCATGCCGATTAAACAGGAGGAGGCTTTGGACGCATCGTCTCCTCCTGGAAGCTCACAAGCATGAATACTCGTCATTCTGGACAATGACTTACTCAGATGAAAACCTTCCCGCTGATGGCTCGTTAAATCCGGACCATTCACGCGACTGGTTGAAAAGGGTCCGCTATTACATGGGCGATAGGCCCGTTCGCTATTACCTCAACGGCGAATATGGAGATGAGACCTTCCGACCGCATTACCATGCGGTTTTATTTGGTGTATCAACCCTCGACACGGCCCCAATGGAAGCCTGGAAGCTCGGACTAACCCACGTAGGTGAACTGACGCTACAAAGCGCTCAATACATTACCGGCTATGTCACAAAAAAGATGGTGAAACATGACGACCCTCGTCTTGGTGGTCGGCACCCTGAGTACGCTAGGATGTCTCGGCGTCCTGGCCTTGGTGCTGAGACTATGGCAGATATCGCGAATGCCCTCTCAGATGTTCACGGCGCCCGTCTGGTGGCTGCTGCTGGCGATGTTCCTGTATCCCTGCTTCATGGTGGGCGCTCTCTTCCTCTCGGTCGCTATTTAAGGAGTAAATTACGTGAAGAAATGGGCTTTGAATCCTTTGGTGGTCAGGAAAAGCCCGAAATGGAACGCCATGCCGAAATGCAGGCTCTGCTCGAAGCTGCGGGCTCTCGCCAGGCGTATCTCGAAAACAAACCGTTCATTGACCGGGTTAAAATCCGGCAAGTAGAAACTAAAGCGCGTATTTGGCGCAAGAAAGCATCATTATGAAACGCTCCAAGTTTTCCCTTTCCAATTACAAACTGCTGTCGTGCGACATGGGCGAACTCGTGCCCATTGGTCTTACCGAAGTGCTCCCTGGGGACACAATTCAACAAGCCACGTCGATGCTGTTGCGGGTTTCCCCGCTCCTGGCTCCCGTGATGCATCCCGTTCACGCTCGAATTCACCACTGGTTCGTTCCCAATCGCCTGGTATGGGAGGACTGGGAATCTTTTATTACCGGCGGCGAGGATGGAATGGATGAATCCGATTTTCCAACGATTACTTTTGGTGGCGGCACTGGTGCTGCTGTTGGCTCTCTCGCTGATTACCTCGGAGTGCCACCCCTCGTCAACAATATCGAGGTGTCTGCACTTCCTTTTCGCGGTTACGCTCTGATCTGGAACGAATGGTATCGTGACCAGGACCTGCAAACGAAACTCACCGTCGACAAGTCGTCTGGTGCTGATTCAACTACCAATACCGCTCTGCAAAAAGTCGCCTGGGAGAAGGATTATTTCACCTCTGCCAGGCCATGGACTCAAAAAGGCCCGGAGGTCACTGTCCCCTTCGCGGAACGTGCGCCCGTCAAGGGCCTCGGCAAAGCCAACTCCAACTACGACACTGGCCCGTTCGCAAACAACCACGAAAGTGATGGGACAATTCGTTCCTATGCGAGTGCCATTGGCATTGGTGATGGAGTTGATGACCTGATGCGTGTCGAGGAAGACCCGGACAATCCCGGTTATCCCAACATCTACGCCGATCTTTCCGGCGCCACCGCCGTTTCAATCAACGATCTGAGGGAAGCATTTGCTTTACAACGCTATGAGGAAAACCGTGCTCGTTATGGCTCTCGATACACCGAATACCTGGCATTTCTCGGTGTCAAGTCATCGGACGCCCGTCTCCAGAGACCAGAATATCTTGGTGGTGGTAAACAAGTCATCCAATTTTCTGAAGTTTTGCAAACTGCCCCTGAGTCTGGCGACGGAGTTGGAAATCTGCTTGGGCACGGGATTGGAGCACTCCGATCTAACCGTTATCGTAAGTTCTTTGAGGAGCATGGCTACGTTTATTCCTTCCTCAGCGTTAAGCCGAAAACCATGTACGTCCAGGGACTCCACCGCACCTGGAACCGTCGAACCAAAGAAGACTTCTTCCAACGTGAGCTGCAGCACATTGGACAACAGGAAGTCCTCAACAAGGAGCTGTATGCTGCTGCCGCCGTGCCAGACGGAGTGTTTGGCTATCAAGATCGCTACGATGAATACCGCCGAGCTGAGTCCTCTGTCTCCGGCCAATTCAGGACAACCGCCCTCGACTTCTGGCATTACGCCCGAATCTTTGGGTCGGAGCCCGCTCTAAACTCCGCATTCATCACCTCCGAACCCACGAAACGCGTCAACCAGGTGCAAACCGACGATGTTCTGTGGATCATGGCAAACCATTCCATTCAAGCCAGGCGCATGGTCGCCAATTCTGGTACGTCCTTCATCAAGTGAGGCAACAATGCTCGATCAAAATGGACATGAAATCCTGGACAATACGCCTGTTGCCAGGCCCGTCCGCATCTCAACCCGTCCCAATAGCCTGGAGGAATTAAAAGCCCTCCTGCGCATCGTTTCACGAGAGGCAGAATTAAATGGTCAAGAAACGTTCGAGGAAGCCGAAGATTTCGACGTCGGAGACGATGCCGAACCTTACTCCCCCTGGGAATTACCGACAGATGAGCAGCTGGAGTCATTTGTTCTCGATCTCAAACGCAAAAAGGCCCGCGAAAGAGCTTTCAAGGCGAAACGAACTCCTGTGGATTCTGGAACGCCAACACCGCCTCAACCCCAACCTGGACCTGGAGACCATCAAGCTGTGGCTGCAACGCCCCAGCCGATCCAATCACCTACTCCCAAAACCTGAACCATTCCTTTTCTGACAACAACCGGGGGCCCCAACCGCCCCCCTGTGGGGCACCCCGAAGGGGTTGGGGGCTGGGGTATGGGGGCTGCAGAGCCCCCATGTCTACCTCCGAACGCCACTGGCCCCCACTTTCCCGCGGAAACGCATCCGCACAGTACTATCCTTGATGTGTACTGTGCTAACTGACAGGAAATCTAAAATGTCAACAAAATCAAGACCTTACCGACGAGTCGGGCGCGCTCCCCCCAGGAGCGCTAGCGGGACGCTGCCCCGCTCGAGCCTGTCTCTGCGCCGGTCACAGATCCTTTGGGGTTCGCCAGAACCCGTGGCTCTCCCGATCGATCGGCGCACCTACAACCCCGTTCCCGCCTCCGTGCGGCCCGCCCTGCGTTTTTCCGGGACACCCGCTAGGGTAGTAGCTCCCCCCCCCGTCAAGCGCGCGCAGGCACGATCCTGGCGTCGCCATGGCCCCTCTTCCGCGCAACTGCTCTTCCAGGCCCCGGCCGGCGTTGCCGTCTGCGTCCAGCGCGGTATCCGTCGCGAGGTCCTTCACGCTCACCAGGTGGCTGGCAAGACCGGTCTTCGCCCTGGTCGTCGTGGACCTTATTCGTCCATCAAAT